CTTTGAAAAATCTCCGGGGGGTAAAATTTGGCAGTGTCATCTATTGATATTTTATAGAACACTGCCTGTATTTTTTAGGTACCTATGCGACGCATACTTTTGAAACTGGTGCTGAATGCTTTTCTGTTCTCGTTTTGGTCCGACGAGTCTCCTTTCAGTGTTCAGCATCAGTTTCAAAAGTATGCCGAAACATTGTTAAAATTACATTTAAGCGAAAGCTTAGTATATTTGAACTAGCAGGAAACAAACTGAATGGAGGGATAAAGCGCATGGCTGCCAGTAGAAAGAATTCAGATGGCACGCTTCAGCGCAAGTTTGCCCCAGCGGTTGATCCTGAAGCACGCGAGAACCAGCTTATTAGTTTGGCAACAGATGCAGCAGAGCGTGAACTTATGAGGGATACTCCAGATAAGCGTGTTGTGTTGCATTATTTAAAGTTGGCAACAACAAAAACCCAACTTGAAAAAGAAAAGCTTCGAAAGGAGAACATACTGCTGGAAGCAAAGACTGATGCAGTAAAGTCTAGCGCCAGATCTGAAGAGTTGTACGCAGAAGCAATTGCTGCAATGCGTATATATTCTGGTTCGATAAATAGGAGTGACGAGACATGAATTCGTTACTTAGAAGATATACCGAACTTAAAAGATTAAAAACATTTAAGGACCGATATGAGTATCTCCGTCTTGGAGGAGTTGTGGGCGATTCGACATTTGGTTTTGATCGATATTTGAATCAACTTCTTTATTCGTCCGATAGATGGAGAAAACTGCGAAATGAAATTATTATTAGAGACAATGGTTGTGACCTTGGAGTTGAAGGTTACGATTTGAGAAGTAAGATAATCATCCATCATATGAATCCATTAACAATAGAAGACGTCAGAAAAGTATCGGATGATATTTTTAATCCGGAATTCTTAATCTGCGTATCTCATAAAACGCATAACGCTATACATTATGGCGATGAAAGCTTACTTCCGCAACTTCCTCTTGAAAGAAGACCGAATGATACTTGTCCATGGAAATAGGGGACGGACTAAGGAGGCTTATAGAAATGTGCACAGTGGCAGAATTGGAACCGTGTCCTTTTCATGATCTGTGTGACGTATGCCATCCAGAACCAGAGATGGTTGAACGTCGCTTAAAATGCAGTAGCGATAATTGCTACAATTGCCCTTTTTATTGGGCTTATCAAGATGGCTATAAAGGATTAGATGAAGATTGAAAGGAGAAAAATTATGGAGAATGTAAAGCTGTCACCTCCGTGGATCACCTTTGTTAATGAGGTAAAAGCTCTTTTTGCTGACGACTACGATGTAAAAGTTCTTTATGACGAAAACGATTATTCCCTTAAATTGTACGTAGAGGATTCTCGTAAGGCCGATGCCCTTACTCAGCTTCTTCCTGAAAGTAAGGAATTTGGAAACGTTAAACTTACGATTACAGTTGTTCCTGCAAACACAGAAAAGACCGTGGTTGATTTGTTTAATGACGCATTTATCGGCAATCCAGCGGTGTCCTTTACGCAGAGTTTCGACACTCCTTTTGGAACAGTAAATTATGTTGTGTTCCAGAATAAAGTAGTCCAGTTCTTTAATGATCAGATGGACGATATTAATGGCAATAAATCGATGCTCTTTGAGCAGATTGCAAAAGATGTGTTTGGAACTGATAAGAAAGTATTCTTTTGCACAGACGCAAAAGGAAGTCTTGCAAAACCTCTTGGCGAGTGGCCGTAATTAAATAGTTGGAGGCAGAATTAATATGGGCGAAGATAGTATTCTTGCATCCATTAAGAAGATGCTAGGGATTGAGGCAGATTATACACCTTTCGATACAGACATTATCGTCCTGATTAATTCTGCCTTCATGACGCTTCATCAGTTAGGGGTCGGACCAAAAGAAGGGTTTTCTATAAAAGACTATACTTCGATTTGGAAAGATTTCATAACCAATAATATTCTTATGAATTCGGTTCAGGAATATATTTACATGAAAGTTAAGATGATCTTTGATCCGCCTGGAAATTCTTTTGTTATGGAAGCAATGAAACAAAGGTGTCAGGAATATGAAGTTCGTCTTAATATGCAAGCCGAATCCGTCGAAGATTTTTGGTTTGTGAATAAAGAGAATAATCCGCATTTATAAAAATTTGAAAAGAAGGGCGGAGAGTAGACGAAAATAGCCGCCATAGAGAATGGGAGTCTTAATTTATTATATATTAGTTAGAGGTGCTATCAATGTGGAAATGGGGAGAATGCAGAATTGAATTTGACGAATTGGCACATTGGGGCATCAAAGGCCAAAAATGGGGCGTTCGTCGTTATCAGAATTTAGATGGATCTTTAACTAATGAGGGAAAACTAAGATATAGATCTAGTGATACTATATTCATTTCTGGTTCGTCTAAGACACAGGATCGTGACTCTGAATTTTATAGAGAAGATCTTCCGCAACCTATAAAGAATGAAATTGATGAAGGCATAAAAGCAGGAAGCAAATTTATTGTAGGCGATGCACCCGGAATCGATAGACAGGCACAGAATTATCTAAATTCTAAGAAATATGATCGTGTCGAAATTTATGGTCCTGGAAAAGACGTACGATATTCGGCTAATAAGCAATGGAAAACGCATGCTATAGACGATCCAGACCATGAACCAGGTTCTAAAGAATGGTTAGCTAAGAAAGATGAAGTCATGACAAAAGCTTCAACAGTCGGGTTAGCTGTAGTTATTGAAGACGGGGCAAGCGCCACTAGAAAAAACGTTTCTAGATTAATGGATCAGAATAAAGATGTAAAAGTGTTTAGCTTGAATAAGACGTCAAATGACAATTGGATAGACGAAGATGTTGTAAAAGCTGAGCATTCTATAAAATCAATGAAAAAGTTTGAATACAAAGAATTTACTAAATTAATGACACCCGATGAGGTATCAAAACAGAAAAAAGGTTCCTGCCATGATCAAGTTATGTTTGAATTAAGAGAACTTAGAAAATTAGGTTTAGATCCTAAAGCTTTATTTGTAATGGAGCATTCCGGAGAAAAAGGAGGAATGACTCATAGTTTAGTATATTTTATAAAAAACAATAGGGCTTATTGGGTTGAAAACGCTTGGGGCAATAGATCAGGAATTACAGAGTACAAAAATGTTGATGCTATAAAAAACGAAATAAGAAAGTCTCATAAAACAGGAGAATTCGGAGATAGTAATAAATACAAAGATTTATCGTTTGGCGATTTTAACGATAAAGATCAAAAACCTGGAGAGACCCTTCAGGAATTAGTTGACCATATTAAGTGGGATGAATAAATAAGCATTCTTTTCGCTTTGAAAGGAGGGCAATAGAATGCTGTCTAACACGGCAACTCCATTATATTATGGAAAGTTCCGGGATCAGGTACTTCGTGGAGAGATTCCGGTGTGCCGTGAGATCTCAATGGAAATGAATCGGATCGATAAATTGATTAAAGATCCAAACATATATTATGATGATGACGCTGTAAATGGTTTTATAGCATTTTGTGAAAACGAATTGACCCTCCGTGATGGCTCGGATTTATTCTTGCTTGACACGTTCAAGCTTTGGTCCGAGCAGATATTCGGATGGTATTATTATGTAATCAGAAGTGTAGCAGTTCCTAATGGCGATGGCCACGGAATGCATTATGAAAACCGAAGAATAAAAAAGCGTCTCATCAATAAACAATATTTAATTATTCCAAGATCTGCTGCAAAGTCGATGTATCTTGAATGCATCCAGGCATATTATTTGATCGTAGATACATCAACTACGCAACAAGTTACAACCGCCCCGACTATGAAGCAGGCAGACGAGGTACTTACACCTATTCGGACTGCTATAGCAAGAAATCGTGGACCCCTTATGCGGTTTATGACTGATGGCTCTTTACAGAATACGACTGGAAGCAAAGCAAATCGCCAGCGTCTTGCCGGAACAAAGAAAGGAATTGAAAACTTTCTGACCAATTCGATTCTTGAAATTCGTCCAATGTCTATAGACAAATTACAGGGATTGAACTGTAAAATTGGAACGGTTGATGAGTGGCTTTCTGGTGAAATTCGTGAAGATGTTACAGGAGCACTTGAGCAGAGCGCGGCTAAAAACGAGGACTACTTATTAGTTCTTGCGAGTTCCGAAGGTACTGTTCGAAATGGACCTGGTGACACAATTAAGATGGAACTTGAGAGTATACTTCGAGGAGATTATTACAATCCTCATGTGTCGATTTGGTATTATAAACTAGACGATATAAAAGAAGTAGAACTTGGAAAAAGTGATCCTATGATTTGGCTGAAAGCCAATCCTAATCTTGGAAAAACTGTAACTTACGAAACTTATTTGCTGGATGTCGAGAAAGCCGAGAATGCTCCATCTTATAAGAATGAGATGCTTGCAAAGCGCTTTAATATTCCGACAGAAGGCTTCACATATTTCTTTACATACGAGGAAACTCAACCTCATAGACGTCGTGATTTTTGGAATCTTCCATGTTCTCTTGGCGCCGATCTTTCTCAGGGAGACGACTTTTGTGCATTCACTTTTCTGTTTCCACTTGGACGAGATCAATTCGGCGTTAAAACTCGTTGTTATATTACTTCTCTTACATTAAGCAAACTTTCAGCTGCTATGAGAATTAAGTACGACGAGTTTATTAATGAGGGCAGTTTAATCATCATGGAGGGAACGGTTCTCGAAATGATGGACGTTTATGACGATCTCGATAAGTATATTTCCGAATCCAATTACGATATTCGTTGTTTTGGATTTGACCCATATAATGCTCGTGCGTTTGTTGAACGATGGATTCGTGAAAACGGAGAGTTTGGCGTTGAGAAAGTTATTCAGGGCGCTAAGACAGAAAGCGTTCCTCTTGGAGAATTGAAGAAGCTCTCTTCCGAAAGAGCTCTTATATTTGATCAAGAGATGATGACTTTCGCAATGGGAAACGCTATTACTCTTGAGGATACAAATGGGAACAGAAAACTTTGGAAAAAGCGTTATGATCAGAAGATCGACTCTGTAGCAGCGTTGATAGATGCTTACGTTGCTTATAAATTGAATACAGATACATTTGGATGATAAAAACCCATAATGGGCTATAACAAATGGAGGATTTGTCATGTCTTATGAAGATAGTTATATTGCTCATTATGGAGTTCCTGGAATGAGATGGGGAATAAGAAAATTTAAGGAAATAGGCGGAAGATTAATTGGAGCAAAACCTCCATCTTTGTCCAATATTAAAAAGTCTAAAAATCGTACTGATTCTTTTACCCATAATAGAACTCCTAAAAAGATTTCAGATAAGAAAAAGGAAAAAGCCAAGAAAATAGTTATCGCTGCTGGGGCAGTGGCGCTGACTTCTGTTGCAGCTTATGGACTTTATAGACGCAATAAAACAACAAAAAATCTCTCTCAGTTAGCAAAAAAACATATAGAGGAGCATTTTGAATCTAAAACTAAGAATTTAACTGGGTTGGATCTTTATAAAGCTGAAGCTGATAAAACAAAACGATTGATTGGTGCAAATAGCAGACGAGGTGCTAAAAAAGAATTAGGAATAACTCATCGAAAAGCATTTAAAGAATTTATGACTTACAACGACGTTAAACATTTAAAGGCAACAGATATATTAGCTCAGCGTCCATCTTCGAAGAAAGCTTTAAGCCAAATGAAAGGCGCTAAACGTAGTATCCTTACTGGAAAAATGCGTGAATACAATAAAAGAGAAATGAAAAGATTCAAGAAAAAATGGCTTAAGCGCGAATTAAGTTCTTCTTTTTAATACCTTATTAATCGTGGAGGTTTTTTATTATGTCAGAGCAAAGTTTTTATCATTCTGGAATAAAGGGTATGCATTGGTATGTTCGCCGTTTTCAGAATCTGGACGGATCGTTGACCGAAGAGGGAAAAGAAAGATATTCATCATATAAAAGTGATGCTCGGTATATTAATAGAGATGGTACAAAAAACATAAAGAAGTTAAAAAAAGATGTTGCTAAAGATGCTAAAGAATATGCTAGAGCTAAGGCTTTTTATGGAGAAGGTGCCGGAACAAGAAGAAAAAAGATTAAGAACAAGATAAGTGAAAAAATGAAAGATCCTGACTACAAGAAAGAGTTTGAAAAACAGTTAGCTAAGCAGAATATGGAAGAGCATCAGAAAGCCGCAAACAGAGAAAGAAAGGCTAAAGATGTGAAAAATAAAGTTGTAGAAACGGGTAATGGCATAAAAAATCTTATCTTTGGTTTTGGAACTACTTCTCTTGCAGCAATAGCAATATATAAAATAGCAAGTACACCTGGAGCAAAAAGAATAATTTCCGAAAAGGGAAAGAAGATATTTTCCTCAATTAAAAATACTGCTCAAAATGCAAAAGACATGCACGATATGAAAAAATCAACGAGAGCATTTATGGATTATTTGAATAATAAGGGGTAAAAAAGATGTTACTGAGCTTAAAAGAATGCATAAGCCGATTAAAAGAAGTTTATCCAGATATGTATCCGACATATTGGATTGAATTCGGCGGTGTTTATATATTTAGTATTGCTCTTAGAGGTGCTGAAAAGAGTTCTGCCATCATGGATTTTCATATGGTTAATCCTGAGGATGGTGGAGTTTCAGGTAGTATTCCGTTTGATGTTTTGTTCAAAAATAAGAAGATTGCCGAATTACTGAAGCACCCTAATAAAGTTTCTCCTGAAGATCAGCAAATGGAGCATTCTTTAAAAATAAGTAGCCCCTCATTAAGAAATTATGAGGGGCACGATTATTTGTCGCATTATGGAATTCCTGGTATGCACTGGGGAGTCCGAAGGTACCAAGATGAGAGCGGAAGGCTTACACCAGAAGGAAAAGAAAGATACTATGGAAACTCAAATGGAGGAGTTAAAAAGTCTGTAAATGATGGCCGGGCAGGTATGAGTCCCGAAGCGATTAATGCCATAGCTCAAGTATCTGTATACGCGGCTTTTATGATTGGGCTTCCGATATATTATAAAATAAAAAGAAATTCAAATCATAAAAAATTTAAGGAAAAAAATGATGCACTTAGCGAAGATTATTTGACCGATATTGCAGATTTAAAAGATTTTTCTGATAGCAATAAGCCTAAAAGTATAAGTGGTGATCATAGTGTCGAAGATGATATGGCAGCTGTTAATCCCACTTATGGCCAGGCTGTTAAGGGGAATAGCTCAAATTGTGTGTTGTGTTCTGTGACATATGATCTTAGACGAAGAGGATATGATGTAACGGCTAAACTTTGTAGCACTGGTATGTACACAGATAAAGTAGTAAAAGAAATGTACGATGGTGTAAAAGAAGATAAAGTTGGAGCTAACAGCTGGACGAAAGTAGCTAAAAATATAGAAAAAAAGTATCCTGAAGGCTCTCGCGGAGTTATTACTTTGGCATCTATTTTTGGTGGCCACGCCATGGCTTTTGAAATTAATAATGGCAAACTTGACATAATAGATGCGCAAAGTTCTAAAAGAAGAAAATTAACAGATGAAGAACTATCGTATTTCGATCCATCTTCTACCTCGACTGTAAGACTTGATAACAAAAATGTTAAATGGGAAGGCGCTAGTATAGCTTGTGCGGAGCTTAAATCCGATTGGAAGAGCACGATTGCAGCAAAAAAGTCTTCTGAAAATAAACAGGCAGAAGAAAATTCTAGTTCTAATTCTAAGATTGCTGCTGGGGCCAGACCTTCAGCTATGAATTTTAATCAGATAACGGCTTATAAAAGAGAGCACCCTAACACAAAATTGACAGATAAAGAAATATGGGCAAATTTGAGAGGTGGATAATTGAAAATGAGAGAACCAATAATTGCTCACTCTGGAATTCCTGGTATGCATTGGGGAGTTCGTCGCTTTCAATATGCCGATGGATCTTTGACTTCTGAAGGTAAAATTCGTTATGCAAAAAGCAACGGCGTTGGTAAAAAGCAAAAAGGTGAAAGTTCTACTTGGAAAAGTAAAGATGCTTCTCAGCTTTCTGATGCTGAATTAAACAGGAGAAATTCACGTCTTCAGAGAGAACAACAGTATCGCAATATGACAAAAAGTAAGCAGCGTAAAGCTGCCGAATGGATTGGTAAAACGGCTAGCACTATTTTGGTCGCGACAGCTATTGCCATGCTTAAAGGAAAAATGGCAAAAGTTTACAAAGATAAATTTGATAAAGCTGAAAACTTTTTAAAAAATGATTTTATGAATATAGATTTGTCTAGATTAAGGACATAATAGAGGGCGTGACTAATATGCAATCAAATTATTTAATGCACCATGGTGTTAAAGGCCAGCGGCATGGTCATCGCCGTTATCAAAATGAAGATGGTTCTTATACCCAAGAGGGAAGAGAACATTATGGCATTGGCGACGGATCGCGTCAATCATCAAAGTTTGTTAGCGAAAAATCTTTTACTAGCAATCCTTCAGAGAGACGAAGAGAAGAATTGTCTAGAATTGTAAAGACTAAAGACAAAAGTTCCAAGCCTGAAGAAAATTCTAAAGGCAAAGGAACTGGAAAGAAGGCTTTGAAAATTGCCGCTGGAGTAGCTGCTGCTGCGGCTGCGACTGCTGCCGGTGTGATTGCTTATAAGAAAGCAACTCTTTTAAGAGATGCGATGCGAAGTCAGGCATCACTTAAAGCTAAAGAATGGATGGACGTTTACACAAAGAATAATAACGAAAGACTTAAGACCATAAAAGATGTTAAATGGCGACGTAGTATTGCGAATGATACTAGATGGAATAATTATGAAAGAGAATATGCGAATCATTGGATGCATAAGGGAATGAAGAAAGCTCATGAACTTACAAAGGCCACAAATGAGGCGCAATCCAATTATTATAAGTATTCAAGAGTTGCCGCAGTAGGAACTCGTAGAGACGCTGTGATCGATTATGCTAAAAAAGCTTATGATCAAAGAAAAAATAGAAATAGGCGGTAAAAACAAATGAGTAATTATTTAATGCACCATGGCGTTAAAGGTCAGCGACGTGGTCATCGCCGTTATCAAAATGAAGATGGTTCTTATACTCAAGAAGGCAGAGAACATTATGGTATTGGCGACGGATCGCGCCGATCTTCTAATTTCGTTAGCGAAAAATCCTTTACTAGTAATCCTTCAGAGAGACGAAGAGAAGAATTGTCTAGAATTGTAAAGACTAAAGATAAAAGTTCCAAGCCTGAAGAAAATTCTAAAGGGAAAGTCGCTGGAAAGAAAGATGCTAAGTCGAAAGATGAGAAAACGTTTAATAAAATGAAGAAAAAAGAACTTAGAGAACATGCTGGAAAAGTGATTTCTGGTCTCACAGGAGTCGGTCTATCTGCTGTTTCTCAAGCTCTTATTTCAAAAGCGTACGCTAAAAATCCTCAGTTTAAGAATTTCTATAGAGTAATGACCGCTGTAAACGTAACTAGTGCGGCATTTAACGCAGCTTCTGCGCATCATCACGCCAAAGAACATCATAACATTAAGCGCTTAAAATATAATAAAGAGTGAAAAAGATTTTGATCGATTTTTTTAAAAAAGGAGGTGATGCGGATTGAGTGAAATGAAAGCGGATGCTATGACGTTAGGCCAGAGACTTCGTCATGGATGGAATGCTTTTTGGGGTAGAGATCAAGAGATTATTAGAAAACAGGATTTGGGTCCTGTTTTTTATTCTCGTCCTGATAGGGCAAGATACCGCTTTGGAAATGAACGAACTATTATTTCGTCCATTTACACACGCATCGCCGTTGACGTTTCTAACTACGTCCGTATTCGTCATGCCAGAATGAACGATAACGACGAACTATTAGGATTCATAAATTCAGGATTAGACTATTGTTTGAATGTCGATGCTAATATTGATCAAACTGGACGAGCGTTTCGGCAAGATTTGATGATGACTTTGCTAGATGAGGGAGCGTGTGCTGCCGTTCCGGTTGACACAACCATCAATCCTCGAAATTCAGGAAGCTATGATATTCAGACAATGCGAGTTGCAAAGATTCAGGAATGGTATCCGCAGAATGTCAAACTAGATGTTTATAACGACAGAACGGGTTTGCATGAATCGATTATCCTTCCTAAAAGTCAGGTTGCAATCTTTGAGAATCCACTTTATGCAGTGATGAATGAGCCTATTTCAACACTGAAAAGGCTTGTTTATAAATTAAGTCTTTTGGACAGCGTAGATGAGCAATCGTCTAGCGGAAAACTCGATTTGATCATTCAGTTGCCGTATACGATCAAGACCGAGCTCAGAAGACAAGAGGCAGAAAAGAGACGTAGAGATATCGAAACTCAGCTTACCTCAAACAGATACGGCATAGCGTACACAGATGGTACGGAAAAAATTACGCAATTGAGTAGAAGCGTTGAAAACAAGCTCCTTGATCAGATCAATGACTTAACGAGTATGCTTTATAGCCAGCTAGGTATGACGAAAGAGGTGTTTGATGGAACCGCTGATGAAGGAACAATGCGTAACTATATTAACCGTACGATCGAACCTTATGCAGCCACGATTTCAGAAGAACTTAATCGCAAGTTTCTGACAAAAACAGCACGAACTCAGGGACAAAAGATAACATACTTCTATGACATCTTTAAGTTCGCAACTTTGGAGAGTATTGCTACTAATGGTAGCCAGCTTGTTACATCCGAAGTTGTTACCAGAAATGAAGTTCGTGGAAAACTTGGGTTTAAGCCTTCGGATGATCCTAATGCTAATGCTTTGACCAATCCTAACATTAATCCTCACGGAGACGCCCCGATGCAGGAAATGCCGGTTGATCAAAATGGAAGTCCAGTGGCTGAAGAGAACGGCGGCGAACCAACGCTCGCAGACATGAAGGTATCAGAGATATCTTAAAAACTACAGAAAGGGCAGAGAAAGAATGACGAAAAAGAAGTTTGACTTCGGCGGTTGGGCAACCAAGAATGATCTACTTTGCGCCGATGGCAGAACCATTCGAAAGAACGCCTTTAAAGACGATGACGGGCGAACGGTTCCGCTGGTTTATCAGCATAATCATGAAGATCCTACAAAAGTGATCGGACATGCTTTGCTTGAAAATCGTGATGAAGGCGTCTATGCGTATGGTAGTCTGAACAACACTGACATCGCTCAGCATGTTAAGGAGCTTATCCGTCATGGCGATGTTAATGGACTTAGTATTTTTGCCAATAAGCTTACGCAGCGTGGAGGAGATGTTATTCACGGAACAATTCGCGAACTGAGCATTGTTCTTGCTGGTGCAAATCCTGGAGCGGTTATTGAATTCCCGATTTTGGAGCATGGCGAAGAAAGTGAGACCGAGGCTTATATTTGGCCTGGCGATGAAGATGGTCTTACTCTTGGCGATAATATGAAACTTAAGCATTCTGAAGAAGACGAAAAAATCGAAGAAACAGAAGAAACAGAAGAAACAGAAGAAGTAGTCGAAGAGACTAAAGCTGAAGTTGAAGAAGAAAAGGCCGAACCGGTTGAAGAAACCATTAGCCATGCCGACGAAGAAAAGAAAGAAGATAAAACCAAGGATGATAAAACTGTTCAGGATGTTATCGATTCGATGAATGAAGAGCAGCGTAAGGTTCTTGAGTACTTGGTTGGGGTGGCTTTGGAAGGCGAAGATGCGGATGAGGAACAGGAAGAAAAAGAAGTTTCTCATGCAGACACTAAGTCTGATGGTCGTACCATTAAAGATGTCATGGATACCATGACTGACGAACAGAAGAAAGTTACTGAATTCCTTGTGGCGCAGGCTCTTGCTTCTGCGGAAGAAGAAAAAGAAGACGAAGACGAGGAAGAAGAAAAAGAGGTTTCCCATTCAGATTATGAAGGAGAGGATATTATTATGGCTAATGTTTTTGATCGTACCGAAATTAACGAGCAGGAAGAGAACACCCTGACTCATGCTCAGTTGGAAACTATTGCTCGCGATGCTCGTAAGATTGGCAGCATGCGTGATGCTGTTCTGGAGCACAGCGCCGAATATGGCATTGAACAGATTGATTATCTGATGCCCGAATATCGTGAAGTCAGCGGTAATGGCGCTCCTGCGTTTATTAAGCGGGATACTACTTGGGTATCTAAGATTATGCGTGGTGTGCATCATACTCCCTTTGCCAAGGTTAAGATGACCTTTGCTGACATTACTGGTGAACAGGCTCGTGCCCGGGGTTATCTGAAGTCCCATAAGAAGAAGGAAGAAGTATTCGCTCTGATGAAGCGTGAAGTCGGTCCCGACACTGTGTACAAGAAGCAGAAGATCGATCGTGATGACGCTATTGATATTAGCGAAGGCTTCGATAAGGTTGCCTGGCTGAAGAGTGAAATGCGCATGATGCTGGACGAAGAACTGGCTCGTGCTTTCATCATTGGCGATGGCCGCAGCCCCGAATCCGAATACAAAATTAAGGAAGATAAGATTATTCCTGTCTTCAAAGATGATCCGCTGTATGTGGTTCGTGCTACTCTGGTTGTTCCTGAAGGAGTTCCGCGGGCTGAAGCTCTGGTCGACACTGTTACCTATGCTTGGGAGAATTATCAGGGAACCGGCAATTGCGTTGCTCTGATGACTCGTCGTGAGTACAGTAATCTGAAGCTTCTGAAAGATCGCATGGGCCATCGTATTTATAAGAACGATTCCGAAATCGCCAGCGCTCTGGGCGTAAGTGATATTCTGTTCGTTCCGCAGATGAGCGATGCCTCTACTATTCGCGTTGATGAAGTTGCTGATAAGGCTTATAAGCCCCTGGTCATCATTCTTGACCTTGATGACTACAATGTTGGTGCCGATAAGGGTGGTAGCGTTAATATGTTCGAGGACTTCGACATCGATTACAACCAGATGAAGTATCTGATTGAAACTCGTTGCTCTGGTGCTCTGACAAAGCCTTATTCTGCTATTGTTATCGAAGAAGAAACTGAAGTTCCGGAAGATGACGAAGAACCCTAATTTGTAATTTAGCAAGGTTGATGATTCAAAATGGCAAAGTTTTATGGTGACGTTGGATTCATGGTTGATTACTTAGAAGGAACAGATGAAAACGAAGGCGTCGCGGTTGAGTATCCTATTATTGAACGTAGATATTTTGGTGATGTGACCAGGAGTTCCCGTAGATGGGATAGCGGCACAGACATAAACGATAATCTTACGATCAGTAATCAGATCAGTATAATTGCTGATGATTATATGAATGAGCACCTCTTTGCCATTAAGTATGTTAAGTGGATGGGCGCGCGCTGGAAAGTATCAAATGTAGAAATTCAGCGCCCGCGCATTCAACTTACGATCGGAGGTGTGTACAATGGGCCGACGCCTGGATCTGCATCATAAGCTTAAAGAGGTTTTCGAAGAAGCAACGATGCAAGATAGCGATAAGAGGGTTTGGTTTCAGCCGCCAGCTACGGTTAGGCTAACTTATCCCTGTATTGTTTATAAGCTTAACGACATGCCTCCGACTTTTGCGAATAATAATCCTTATCAAATTGAGCATGAATACGAATTGACTGTTATAGATCAAGATCCGAATTCAGTTCTTCGCGAAAGGGTTGCGCAATTGTCAAAATGCAGATTAAGTCGAATTTTTGAATCCGATAATCTGCATCATTATGTTTTCCATATTTATGACTAATAAACGGGAGGTAAACTAATATGCCTACTACTTATCCTTTGAAATGGGACCAGTCCGGAGAGAAAAAGTACGAAACCGGTGTAAGCCATGGCGTACTGTATAAGAAAGCCGCTGGCTCTAATGTCTGGACTGGTTATGCCTGGAATGGTCTTACCAGCGTGACCGAAAGTCCTGAAGGTGCAGATAAGAACGATCTGTACGCAGATAACATTAAATACGCTTCTCTTCGTGCTGCTGAAACTTTCGGTGGAACGATTGAAGCTTATACCTATCCTCCGGAATTTGAATCTTGCAATGGTGAAGCCGGTATTTATGAGGGCATTGTGATCGGTCAGCAGGCTCGTGAACCCTTTGGTCTGTGCTATCGCACTGAACAGGGTAATGATACCCAGGGTCAGACTTACGGCTATAAACTGCATCTGGTTTATAACTGCACTTGTTCTCCTTCTGAGCGGGCTTATGAAACGATCAACGATAGCCCCGATGCTATTACTTTCAGCTGGGAGTTCGACTCTACTCCTGTTGAAGTTGAAGGTTATAAAGCTACGAGCTGCCTCGTTATCGACAGCACGAAGATTGATTCTGCTAAGCTGAAGATTCTTGAAAATGCTCTATATGGAACTGCTCAGGCGGATGCGTACCTGCCCACTCCTGATGCAATTCTGGATCTGCTTAACTAAACGTATAATTTATATTTTGGATCCCTGGGGCCTTGATGAGATCGCATCTCTGACAGGCCCCTTTCTTTTTTGCTTATATTGAAAGGAGAAAAAACATGGTTAAGAAGACAGTTACTTATACAGACTTCGAAGGCAACGAGGTTACAAAGGATTTTTATTTTAATATTAGTAAAATGGAATTTCGTGAACTGAACAAAAAAATTGCTGGCGGTCTTGAAAGAATGATTGAGTCAATTCGTACGGAGAAAGATGCGGATCGTCTTTTGGATCTTATGAACATGCTTATTCTTGAATCATACGGCGAGATTAGCGAAGATGGTCGCTTTATTAAAGAAGATGCTCGTGGTCGTCGTCTTAGTGGTTATTTTAAAGTAAGCGAAGCATGGGATGTTTTGTTCACAAATCTTCTCCAGAATGAAAATGAACTTAATGAGTTCCTTACCGGTATTGTTCCTAAAGATATTGCTGAAGGCGCAAGGGAATATGCTGAAAAAGAACAGGCCGCTCAGAGTAATTCTGGAACCCTCACGCCTCTTCCTACGAAATAATCATTAGGAGATGAAAAAAATGCTTCAGATTAAGATCCCAGATGGAGAGCTATTCGACGATAGCACTCAAAGGATCATTCGAGTAAAAGGTAGAGAAATACAACTGGAGCATTCTCTTGTCTCCATTTCTAAGTGGGAAAGCAAATGGAAAAAGCCTTTTCTAAGTCCAACACCTAAGACAAGGGCTGAAACCATAGATTATATAAGGTGTATGACAATTACCCAAAATGTGGATCCTTTGGTTTATCAGTGTGTATCTAATGCTAACGTTATACAAGTTAATGCATATATTGACGATCCTATGACCGCAACTACTTTTAAACGGGCTCAAAAAAAGTCCAGTAGTCAGGTAGTTACTAGCGAGATCATCTATTATTGGATGATTAGTTTGGAAATTCCAATGGAATGCCAGCGTTGGCATTTAAATAGATTGTTGACTCTTGTTAGGGTTTGTGACGAAAAGAGTCAGCCTGGAAAAAAGATGAGTAAACGAGATGTTATATCTCAGTATCGCTCATTGAATGCATCCAGAAGAAGGAGTATGGGAACCAGAGGATAAAGGAGGTTTGCCTTAGGCATGATTACATTTAAGCAGAAGGGAAACTTCAAAAAAACTGAAAAATTTATGAATCGCGCTTTGAAGCGTGAATACAAAAAAATATTAAATGCCTATGGGCAACTTGGCGTTGACATTTTAGCAGAAAGAACGCCTAAAGATACCGGTAAAACAGCGGCTAGTTGGGATTATGGTATCGAAGAAGGCGATGGTAAAATTACACTCTATTGGACTAACTCGAATGAAAACAAGGGAGTGTCTATTGTTCTTCTTTTGATTTATGGCTATGGACTTCAAAATGGAGCCTATGTAGAAGGCTTGGATTTTGTAAGTCCTGCCATGAGACCCTTCTTTAAGGAGATTGCAAATAAGAGCTGGAAGGAGGTTACTCGATAAATGGCGAGAAACACAGATACTCGGGTTGTCCAAATGCAATTCGATAATAAGAATTTTGAAAAGAATATCGCCACAAGCGGTAACTCTCTTGAAAAATTTAAACGGCTTCTAAATTTTGATAAGGTGGAAGACGGGCTTTCTCGTTTTCAGTCTTCGATTAAGAATTTGACATTTGAATCTCTTGCTTCAAATATTCAGAAACTTACAGATAAGTTTACTGGTTTAGGCAATGTTGGGGAAATGGTAATTAGTCAGCTTAGGGGCCATATAGAATCCTTGGTTTCTAAGATGTCTAATCTTGTTGATTCACTTGGTATGGAACAGGTTACCGCTGGCCTAGATAAATATGGTCAGATGAACAAGAACGTTCAGTCAATCATGGCTGCTACAGGGCGAAGCCAAGAAGAAGTCTATGAAGTTCTTGGACGTCTAAATGAATATACTGACCAGACAAGTTATAATTTTACAGATATGGCTGCCAACATCGGCAAATTTACATCTGTAGGTATTCCGCTTGAAAAAGCAGAAAAACAGATGGAAGGTATAGCTAACTGGGCTGCAAGATCTGGTGCTGGCATTAACGAAGCTTCTCGTGCCATGTATAACTTAAGTCAGGCTATGGGCGTCGGTAGTTTGAAATTGATGGACTGGAAATCAATTGAAAACGCTGGTATGGCGACCAAGGAGTTTAAGGAGCAATTAATTGAAGCTGGCATTGCTGCTGGAACGCTTGAAAGAGATTCACAGACTGGCGTTGTTAAAACAGCAAAAAGTTTAGGCAAGCAGGTTGAAGTAAACTTTCAGAACGTCAGTAGTACGCTTCAGAAAGGTTGGGCTAACTCTCAGGTTCTTGGTGATACACTCGAGCGGTATTATTGGGAAGACCTTTATTATGAGGGCAAAGAAGCACTGATTAAGCTTGATGAAGAACAGAAGAAAGCCGTCGATAAGATGCTTGCTGATGGCAAAATAAATCAAGCGGATTGGAAGAGTCTTGAGGCTAGAGGTATCGCTATAGATGATACAAAGCAAAAGCTTCTTGATTTGGCGGTTAGCAATGGAAAAGTAACAAAAGAAGTTGGAGAAGATGGCACTATCATGTATAAGGCCATCGACAAAAATAATAAAGAGATACAGTTCTCAATTGATGATTTTGAGAAAAGTCTTACCGCTGGATGGCTTGATAAAAGCTTAATGGATAATGCGACCAGCGTTAATGAATTTGCTAGAGAATGCTATGAAGCTGCACAGAAATGTACAACATTGACGGATGTTCTTGGGGCTTGGAAAGACCAGTTGTCCACCGGATGGATGAAGGCATGGCAGCAGGTTTTCGGCGATCTTGGCGAAGCGATGGAGCTTTTCTCTGCGATTTGTAATAAAGTCGGAGATTCTTTCAGTGAATTTATTGAGACACTAGTTGGCGGTGGAGAAAAAGATCTGCCTGGTATTCTTGGTGCTTGGGCTAATCTTGGTGGCCGAGATACTCTTTGGAGCATGATTGTGGGCGAGTATGATGGTCTTTATGAAGGCGCATACGGTCTACTTGATGTTCTTAAAGACATCGGTGACATTATTAGCGGAGCATTTTGGGATCTTCAGTATACTATATATTCGGTTCTTACTGAAAATCCGATGAGTAAAGAAGAGTGGAGTCTTAACGAACAATTCAGGCAAGAATTTGTTGGCGGACAGATCGAAAAAGTAGTCGAGAATATTAAGAGTTTTGTCCAAGGTATTCATGATTTTCTTGAAGCCGTTCCGGAAGGAAGCGGTAAGAGTCGAATCCAAATGATTCGAGATATTGTCTCTGGAATTACTCATGCATTTTTAATTGCGTATACTGCTGTTAGAGATACTATTAATTTCTTTAAAGCTGTTGTTGCAAGACTACGTCCTAGTTTTGATGCCATTCTTGGACTGTTCTCTTCTCTCGGAATAGGGGTTCAAAATACAGCTAAAACCGCTTTAAAAGGCGGAGGTTTGAAAGTTATATTTGACGATATACTTAATACTATTCAACCTCTTATCGATGCATTTAATGATCTAATTTTAACAATTGTTAGGATATTTAGTACCTTTAATGAAAGCGGACAGGCTGGAGAAGCGTTTAAAAGTATTTGGAATGCAATAAGGGATACTATTCAGGTTGTTGCTAAGGTAGTTGTCAGAGTAGGTAAACCTGTTATTGAGTTCTTAGGCACATTATTTACAACTATTTATGATTTGTTTAGCGGCGGTTTTAGTACAGATAAGCTTGCTGATGCTGGAACTAAGATTAAAAATGCTTTTAAAGCAATGGTAAATGCTATTTTCGGTTTTGATATTACCGGAAAGCTTGAAGCAATTGTTGGAAGTGTTAAGAATGTATTTACTTCAGGCTTTAGTTCGGAAAGTATAAAAGATCTGTCTGAAAAGATTAAAGCCTTCTTTAAAGAGATATTCAATAAACTTCCTGCTGGAGTTAAATCTGGTATTAAACAGGCGTTTAACAGAATTAAGAATTTCTTTAAGCCGTTCGTAGACGATGTCATCAATCTGTTTAAAAACGGTTTTAGTAAGGAAAGCCTTAAAAAGCTTGGTGATCGTTTTAAAACGATGTTCAATGCTATCTGGGCGAAAATGCCAGACGGTGTTAAAGAAGGAATCACGAATGCTTTTAATAAGATTAAGGCATTCTTTGCTCCGATTGTTGAAAAGATTAAACAGATATTTGGTCCTGTTTGGGAAAGCATTAGAACTTTCTTTGGTAAATTGTTTGGATTCTTCGGTAACTTCGGTCAAGAGATGAAGACTACGCTAGAAGGAGCGAATCTGTTTACTCTTATCAAAGAATCGCTCGGCTTAGGTGTTCTTAGTAAGTTCTTAGGAGGACTTACATCGATTGTTAAGGGAACCAATCTTTATGCCATTGCGATGTCCTTCCTTGGCGGATACGCATTAATTAAGCTTATAAAGATGCTTAAGACTGGCGGCGGAGCATTCGGAAGCATTAAAACGTTCTTTGGTGGTTTAAATGAGGTTTTAACTGGGAAGAAGAGTCTTAAAGACGTTATATTTGGAACGAAAAAGCTTGAGCCTCAAACTGAAAATTTTGGGGATAAAATTCTTAAAATCGGCGCCGGTATTGCATTAATTGTCGCTTCATTGACAGTCATGGCATTGCTTCCTCTTAATAAATTAGCACAGGGTGTTATTGCTCTTGGTGTCGTGTTAGCTTTGATTCTTGGATTCTTAGCCATATTTAAAAAGATAGCTGCTAATTTAAAGCAGATAACAAGTATGATCGGAACGCTATTTGCATTAGGTACGGCAATTCTTATGATCAGTCTTGGTATAGCTATAATTACACTTGCTTTGAAGCCTCTTGGAAAAATGGCTTGGGGCGATCTTGCTAAAATGGGGGTTGCTCTTGTAGTTATTGTTGGAGTTCTTCTTGTGTTCACAAAGAAAGCTTCTTATATGAAAGGGTCCGGGATGGGCTCTTTAGTGATGGTTGCTCTTAGTATTTTCCTTGTTGTAAGATCTTTGCTTCCTCTTGCCAGCATTGAATGGGGCGGTCTTGCCAAAATGGGCGCAGGACTTGTTTTACTTGCGGCGGTTCTTATTATATTTACAAAGAAAGTAGCTTTGATTAAAGGTGCTGGTATGGGGCAGCTTCTTATAGTTGCTGCATCAATTTGGCTATTAGTTAAAGCTTTGACACCACTTGCCGAATATTCTTGGGGAGATCTCGGGAAGATCGCGGCTGGACTTGTTGTATTGATTGCGGCATTAATGTTTGTTACTCATCATGCAGGAAGCATGAAAGATACAGGAATGGGCCAGCTTTTGAGTGTTGTTGGAAGTATTTGGACAATTCTTGAATCGCTTAAGCCGCTTGCTACATATTCTTGGGAAGCTCTTGGAAAAATGGGTGCTGGTCTTACTGCATTGCTTGTGCTTCTTATTATGTTCACTCAAGGCACAAAGAGTATGAAGAATACAGGAATGCTCCAACTTGTTATGGTCGCAGCATCGATTTGGCTGTTACTTGAAGCGCTTAAGCCATTAGCTGAATATTCATGGGAGTCTCTTGCCAAGATGGCTGCTGGAATGACTTTCATGATGCTTATTGTTGTTGTCATGTCAAGATTCATGAAAACAATTGGAAATGTTCGCGAAGGAACAGGCACGTTGATAGTACTCGTTGGCTTTGCTGCTATTATTCTTTCTTTTGCTTTAGCTATGAGCATGCTTAAAGATGTAAAGTGGGATACCATTGTGGTTTCTACTTTAGCCATAATTTTAGTTCTTGCGACATTTATGCTTTTGATCAAACAGCTTAAGACGATGAAAGTTAAAGATATGGCAAAAGCAATTACATTTATTGGAATGATGCTTTCGCTATGTGCTGTGATGGTTGTATTTGCTCTCGCTGTTAAAATGATAAAAGATATTAATCCTGATAAGATTGTGGCTTTTGCTCTGGGCTTGTCTGTGATAATTGTCGCTATGGCTGCTGCAATTGCTGTGCTTAGCTTGATTAAAGATCCTGGGGCTATGTTTATTGCAATTGCTGCTATTGCTGCTGGAATTGTGGCGGTTATAGGCGCAATTTCATTGATGCTTCCTGTTTTGTCAAGTAGCCTTGGAAGCGCTATAACTTCTATGGCGGCGTCATTAACGATATTTAGTAACTTGTTCAGCAATTTTAGTAACAACATGAATGAAACAAGCGAAGACGATTTGCAGAGTGCAAAACGAAAGTTTGAGATTCTCATTGATATTTGCAAAACTTGCATTGGTATCGAACAATATTATGGCGCGATTTCGTTGTTTGAACAGGCAATGCTCAAACTTGGGACCGGAGTAAGTTTGTTTACTTCGTCTTCTTCCAATGTTGGCGATCCCGAAAATAGTAATGCAATCAAGACTATTAAGGCTTTCTTAGCTATGAAAGACGATTTTGCAGGTTTTTCTGTTGGTAATATTGCTGTAGAGATATTTAAGCTTGGCGAAGGCTTGTCTCTTTTCAGTTTTGTTACAACAACCGCATCTGAAGATGCTCCTGGTCTTAAAATGCTTAGAAGTCTTGCGGCAGAAGCAGACAATCTTAAGAAATTGTCCGAATTGAACGGAGCAGCTCTTAAGACGAATCTTTCTGGCTTAGGCGGTGCATTAAGTATTTACGCGGAAGGTGCTTCAGAGGCTTCTATGATAGAAGGCGGAAAGATGCCTGATATTCAGAAAGCAGTTGAGCTTATGCATGCTGTCACACAAAGTTTTAGTGGAGAAAATGGCGCATTTGTGATTCCTGATATTCCGGATGAAAGCGAATTAAGCGGATTTGGAGCGGATATTGCAGCACTTGCGATTGCCCTTAAGAAATTTGCTAATGCATCTCAGGGGCTTACTAATACGGATAAGGCAAAAGAAATTCTCACTTTTATGCAGACGCTTAAAACCGACTTGAGAGAAAGTGATCTTTCCGTAATAAGTGTTTTTAAAGATGCGAACGTTAGTGAAGAAACTTTGGCATCTTTCGGACTTGAAATTGCTGCTTTAGGCGATGCTTTAGCAAAATATGATCAAAGTGTTGCCAATTTCAAAGGAAATCAAAATGCTTATGATGCTTTGACTTTCTTTAAGCAGCTTAAAGAGGATCTACAGGCTTCTGATATACAGGCTACGATATCGTCGTTTGATGCTCTTGGCGAAAATGGAGATAGTGTAACAAGTGTTCTTACTGAATTCGGTACTAATATTGGTGAACTTGGTACAGCACTTTCTAGCTTTGCGGATAATGTGAATTTTGGTGATGACAAGCAGTCTAAATTTGACGCAGCTATTAAGTCTCTTGAATCAATTCGCACGATTGCGAATACTCTCCCGGTTATCGGTGGTTTGTCGGGTCTTATCCATGGTAATGTAATTACTCTTGATAGGATGGCAAAAGATATTGCTGAAATAGGCTCGGCGCTTAAGGGCTTCTCTGATGCTTTAACCTTGACTGGAGAGAATCAAAAAGAATTCGATGTTGAAGTTGTAGGTGCTGGTATAGAAGCGTTGAATGCGTTTGCAAGTCTTGCGTATTTTATGTCGAAGGGCGATTATCATGATCCGGAAAACAGCCTGTTCGAGAATTTGTATACTCTTACTGAATTTATGTATCAGCTTAATAAAAATGAGTCTGGCATGTATGAAGGCAAGAGCGTAGTGCAGAGTCTTGCTGAATTCTTAGTTGGCATAGAAGGCGCTATAGAAGCAGCTGGCGGAATTTCCCACATGAATTATTTCGCTGCGTTTAAGAACGTTGCTGAGAGCATTTCTGCTTTGGCTAGTATTGATCCTTCTTTGAATTTTGAAGGAATAGGCATGAATATTGTAAAAGGAATACAGAATGGAATAACTAATGGTAAGAGTGAAGTTATAAATTCTGTTATTGAGATGGTGAAAGAGACCATTCAAGCTGCAAAAGATACGGCCAAGATTAAAAGCCCTTCTCGTGTTTTCATGCAAATGGGCGGTTATATTACAAAAGGACTTGCTCTTGGAATCGATGCTGGAAGTTCCGAACCTGAAAAAGCGGCTTCTAACATGATTGATAATATAATTACAAAAGGTCCATTTAACAATTTGAGCGCTTTGCTTGCTGGAGAAATTGATCCTAATCCTACGATTTCGCCAATACTTGATTTGTCGAATGTCGCCACAGGTGTACAAGGCATAAATCAGTTGTTTGGGAGCGCTTTTGGTCTTGGACTATTTGGTGGCGCGTTAACTCTTAATCCGTCAGGTACTAATATGATGGCTACTTTGGCGAACCCAATCGATTATACAACTTCTCTTGATAATATTCGTATGGACATTACAAATCTTAGATCTGATCTAAGGATTATGGCGAATGCTGTAAACAACATGAAGTTTGTATTTGATTCCGGTGCAGTTGTAGCTGCGATTGGTCCTCAAATGGATGAATACCTCGGAAGACAAGGCTTTTATGCAGCCAGAACCGAGATACCTTAAATAAAACAACGAAAGGAAGGAATCAGTTTGTATCATTCAATTACATTTCTTTACGGAACCGATTTTAAAAACTCGAAGAATACATGGACTCATTTCCATCTGATTCCTTCCTCTCGTCCTGTTGTGAGTAGGCCAACGCCTGTTTACAAATACGTGGATATTCCAGGAATGAACGGATCTTTGGATCTGACTAATTATTTAGTAGGAAAACCTACGTATTCTGATCGAAGCGGGTCCTTCACTTTTTATGTCGCAAACGGATACGGAAAATGGGCAGATAGAGAGATGGAACTTGCTGATTTTTTCGATGGGGCTAAAGAAATGAGGATGGAGCTTGAAGACGATCCTCATTATTACTACATAGGCCGCTTCTATCTTAAACAGTGGAATCCAGGAACATCGAATTCTGAAGTCACAATCGAATATCGAGTAAAACCTGATAAATACAGTAAAGGTGATACTTATGTTAATCCTCTTACGGTATTAGGTTTGTAATGAAAGATAGAGGAGCAGGACCGTATGATTGATATTTATAGAGTACTTAGAAATGGTTCGAGTATTACTCGAACATTAATTCAAACTATTCCGGCAAATAATCCAAACGAAATTTATCTTTTAAATCCTACTGTTAAAAATGAAATGGGGAATGGCGACAGTATGGATTTTAGTCTTCAATCAGGGACAAAGTATTACAATGCCTTTACCCAGATGACAACTTATATTCAGGTTGATTACGATGGAACGACTATATTTTATGGTCGTGTTTTGACGATCGATGATGGCGCATTCGGAACAAGAAAGGTTCATTGCGAAGGAGCGTTGTCTTTTCTTAATGACTCTTTCTTTCCTCCAAAGCCTGAAAAAATTAGAGATTCTATTTCTATAAGTGATCATATAGCAGAAATTATAAGCAACCATGACAGCCAGCTCGGAAACGATCCAATGAGGTCGTTTAGTATTGGAGAAGTGCCTGGACATTATTCTTCAGGTATAGGCTCGGAGCAAAGAATTAAAAATGACTCTAGAGAATTTGGAAGCAGCAGCTGGACAGAAAGTAAAAGCATGCTGGAAGACCTAAAGAGTCATTATGGTGGATGCTTTAGAGCGAGATATTATAGAAATAATATTTTTCTTGACTGGATGAATCATTATTTCCGGTCAACTGTAAATCGGCAAACTATCGAAGTTGGAAAGAACTTGCTAGATATTAGTTCTACAACGGAAGTTAACAATATATTTACTGCGGTTATTCCGATTGGTAAATCGGACGAAAGCGGAGAGGACAATAAAGTTTATATTAGTTTTAATGGACGGAATTACATTAAGGTCCCGGAAATTGTTCCGTATTTTAGCGATAGCGATTTGAACGCCGGTTATCACACAAAAAGTGATTATTTGAGTGCTGTAAATAATTACGGGATGATATTTAAAACCGTTGAAATACAGGAGGGGAATACGCCTCAGACGTTGTTATCTAAAGCCATGGAATGGATTAAAGATAACTATCAGGGGAGTATTGAAAGTTTTTCTGTTAAGGCGATAGATCTCAGGCAGATTGGCGAAAATATAGAAAAAATCTTGGTTGGTGATCAGGTTAAAATTATATATGTTATTGGGTCAACAGATACTAGTGGTCATAGAGTAGAACGAACTTTAACATGCACTGCTATAACCTATGATATTTATAATCCTGAAAATAATCAGTATACGTTTGGCATTCCTGCGAACTCTCTTTCCAAGAATTACGGGGTAAAAAGTTCATCGAAGAGTACTTCTCAGAAAATGTCTTCTGCTTCTTCGTCTTCTTTTAATCCAGCTCCTTTTTCACTTTCAGAACCGGAAGATGAAAGCGAAAGATGGAGGAAAGCCGTTTTTTCTGAACTTAAAAAGCATAAAGTTTGGTATAAGAGTACTGGAAATCAGGAAGTAGGCCCTCCAGATAGAGCTTCGATGCCAAATAAACAAAGAATTTGGCATGCTCATGAGTCAATGGACGAAAATGGAAAGGCTAATATTGAACTATGGGTTCCCGATAGGCCAAGTTATCGGGAAATGCAGATCCCTGATAGAGAACATCCTGGAGAGAATAAAGTAAAACGACTTCGTATATGGAGTAGATATACATCTCAAGATTTGTTCAACAGACTTAAGGGATCATGGGTTGTTGGACCTGAGAGCCAATTTACTATAAAGTATCTTCAAAGCCATTATTTATTCGAGTATATGCTTGACGAGCACGGAGTTGATTTAACGACCGGATTGAGTGTGAAAATGCCGTCAACTTATGTGGATGAAGATGGCAGTATAACTTTAACGACTTTAACTGAGATGACAGATCCAACTGATCCGGAAGCTACAGATTTACTTCAAACAATGGGAATAACTGGGTTATTTAACCCTGAATCTGGAGGCTTTCAGTTTACAAGTCCTGTTGAGTTTGGAGCTTTTGATCCCGAGAATGGGCTATTTAATTTTCTTTCCGAAGATGGAAAATCAGGTTTCGTTTCAAAATTGATTGACGGTGTTTACCATTATTTTAAAGTAAAAGATGACAATCCAAATGAGCTTGAGGAAGTCACAAATATTCGTGATCTTCATATACGTGAAGAAAAGTCTGAAAGTTTTATTGGGACGATTGTTGAAGGTGGATACGCAGATGAAGATGGGCACGTAGCCATTTATAAATTCGGTCAGGAAATTATTGCCGGAGAGTATGAAGGCGGAGAAATCGTTGTGGCTCACGTAAATGGTGATAAAGTGCTTCTTGGCTCAAATAGTACCATGTGGAATTATAGCGTGGCAAATCGTATTAATAATTCCTGGGTTGAGCCATTTTATTATGTGTATGATCCAAATACCGGCGCTAGGGAAAAAGTGTATACTGATAAAGCTGGTGTTTCTAGTTATCGTGGATATTATGACAATACTCCTGGTAGCTCTACTTTTGGAAATTTTGTTCTTCAGCAAACTGGAAGCAGTGGCCCTCATGGCGAACCTATTATTGCCATTACCGGCAATGGTATATGGGACGATAATACGCTTAGACTTAAAGGCGGTTTGATTACTGGTAATGTTGGCACTCCAGAGAATCCACAGTATGTTACTTTTGTAAAATCAGACAGACTTGTCATCGGCGATGGATCAACCCATACGACTGTTACGGATTCTTTAGTTCAATCTGGGGTTTTAACAAGAGATCAAGCACAGAATTTAGTCCCTCAGTCTTTGGTGGCACGATCTGTTTATGTTAATGACATTAACGCAATAAATGGTCGTTTTGATACCATTGAAACTAATTATTTGAAGACAAATGAGTTATCTTCAAAATTCTCAACGTTGGAAGATGTGACATTTAATAACGGCGGTAATGTTACTGTTGGCGGAACATGGATATGCAGTTCTGCGTTTGTTAGTTTTACAGTACCTGCGTCTCGTATGCGTTTTCAAAGAAATATCGGTGGCGATCATGAACAAGGAACAGTTTATACTGCAACTCCCAATGATTTCCTTATGGAGGTAAAGGTTGCTAAGATAAATTCTTATCAGTATAAACTTCAGTATAAAAAGCTTGGGGACTCTGAATGGGTAGACGTCCCGGACTCAACTTTTAATGGTGCCTCCCTCTTAACTGGATCGTGGTCCGGAGGCATATTTACTGTTAAAAACGATCCTGATAATGCGGCAGCAGTAGCAGTTCCTCCTGGAACGATAGTTACGGGGCCATTGAAATTAGAAGCTACTGGTGATATTGGTCGTAGCGGGAACACCGTATCTCAAGTTGTTAAAGTGCAATGGCGTGATTACGCAGCGGAACAAGCACGTCCTGGAATGGGCCCGCAGTATAGCGATACTGGTTTCCAAGATACAGTTAGTATAAATGCAGGTTCTGTGTATACTAATGGCAAAACAGATGGGTATCAGCAAGCCATGTCAGATCTTGGCGTTCGTTATAGATCAAGCGATGTCTCATGGCCTCCGCTTAGTTTATATACATCTGGGTCGCCTAGTGCTAGTGGAAAAAATGTAAGTCAGACTGTAAAAGTTCGATTTAGAGATTATCCCGCAGAGGACGCAAGGCCTGGATCCGGCGCGCAGTATGGTGATACTACAATTAGCGGAACTATTACTATAGCTGCAGATACAGTCTGGAACAACGGAAGCCTCGCTGGATATAGTGAAGCTTCTGGTAAAGTTAGGGTTAATGGTAATTATACGATCAGTACAAGTCATTCAATTAATCCTGGTGAATCGTGTACAATTACCGTTCCGTATTATAATGGTAATGCTGCAAGCCCAAAGTCGTCTTTGACTCACACAGTAACCGCAGCCCAAGCCGGTGGGCATAATACTCCACATTATAACGCAATAGGTGATTTGAATTTTCTTAGAGCTCCGGATGGTACAGTTCAAAAATTAAATATGTCTTACACGTATAATGGGACAACATACAATGCCGGTAAGCATTGGTGGTTCTATGAAAATTCAAGTTTTGGAAGTACTTATAGTGGAAACTTGTATACATATTATTCGTAAAAAAGGAGATAATGGACCATGAAACAAAAAGAAGCCGTTCAGGCGTATCTTTCTGCTAAAAAACTAAATGAACAAGAGACAAGTGCTAAAACCGCGCTTAAAGTATTTAATTTATTTACAAAGCTTCGTAAAGCTTGGGATTTTCAGGTTCAGGAAGAGCTGAAATTATTTGAGCGTTATCCTGAAGTTGACAGAGAAAAGCATGGAATCAAATACTCTACTAAAGAAGAATTTGAAAAGGCAGAATCGATAATTAAGAAATTTAATGAAGAAGCAGATGAGCTTGCTGACTTGGATTTCGAAATTGATTTTGAGCCTTTTGTAATCAAGCTTGATGTGGAAACGGGTATAAAATTGTCTGGCGCTGATATTGGCAACTTGTCTGAGTTTATTAAGTTTGAATAAATCAAAATGGAAGGAGTGATGCTGAAATGCCTTCAAATGAAAATTTTAGATGCCGATTAATTATGGCCGATGGTACGATTTTAGATAATTGCGAATGCGGGTATTATGACGGATCGTTGTGGTGTTATCTGAAAGATTTCGCTATTATCGAAACATTTCCGTATTTCTCCGATTCAGACAAATTTAGTGCCATTATATTTGACATAATTTATGCGATTGGTTTTACAGATCGTACGATATACTCCGGTTTTGACAAAATTACGTCCATTCTTCAAAAGAAAGGGCAAGTAGATATTTGCATTACTGGAGATAGCATTACGATAGAGCAAAAAAGGATTGACAATTTAGCGGAGGACACTGACAAATGAGCACAACTACTCATGGATTTATAACCAAGATTAGAACAAATTTGAATGGTGTCCTCTCGCTTACACAGATGGCAGATGGCATCATGCTGTCCGGCGATGATCTTGCTAACCGGATAATTATTGAACTTCATCGAGACCACGTTCCTTTTTCAATTCCTGATGGATCTAAAATTCAAGCTTATTTTATTCGCGGTGATGGCTACACTCTTGAGTTAGGTGAAGAGCCATACACGTATATTGAAGAAGGAAAAGCTGTTGTAACGATTCCGGCTCTTGCATATGCCGTTCCCGGAAACCTGTCAATAGCTGTAAGAATGCTTCTTGGGCCTTATGAGCAGAATCAAAGAGGTTATCACAATAACGAAACACATGAATTCATTATTGTAGACGATCCTAATATTACAGAAGGTCCAAATGGCGAAAGTATTATTGAAAGAACTGTAAATTTGTGGCGTGAGAAAATTGGTATTGCTGCTGCAAACTGTTATGTCCAAATGACTGAGACTGGAGCTATCATTGAGCCAGGCCATTATATTCCGGACATCAATGACGTTATAGCTAAGATTGCTCAGCTTGATGAATTGGAGCTTCAACTCAACGCATCTGAAAGTATTCGTGTTAGTCAAGAGCAAACTCGTATGCAAAATGAATACACACGGGACGATAACGAGCGGCAGCGCATGTATAACGAAACTGCAAGACGTCAGGCAGAGAATAATCGTGTAAGCGCAGAGCAAAATCGAGCAAATAATGAAATCATTCGCCAGAATCAAGAGAATAATCGTCAGAATGCAATTCAGAATATGTCCGTTAGTGCACATAATCTTGAATACGGTTCTACTGCAACAGCGAGGATCACTAATATAAATGGTCATAAGCATATTGATTTTGGGCTTGTATGTGGCAAACCATTTGTGATCAGACGGTCTTTTTCATCAGTTTCACAAATGAATAGCTACACCGGAAGTGATGTAGGTCAAAACGAATTCGTTATTATTACGTCTAACGTTGAAGATCCGGATAATGCTAAACTTTATATGCGATCAGGATCTGGCTGGGCGCTTATTACAGATTTGTCTGGTGCGACAGGTATTCAGGGTCCTCAGGGTGCGCCCGGTCCCCAGGGTGTTAAAGGCGACACAGGGGATAAGGGCGATAAAGGTGATAAAGGAGACAAAGGAGATCCAGGAGAAGGCGGAGTCGATATAACATACGATTCCGTTAACAAGAAGGTTACTTTCATAATAGGTTGAGGAGGGGTAATCAAAATGGAAAAGAAAATTAACTGGAAGGTCCGTTTTAAGAACAAGGTTTGGCTCACAAGTTTTATTAGTCTGATTGTTGGGTTTGTTTTTAGTATTCTGAAATTGTTTGATGTTTATCCCCCGGTAACAGAAAATCTCGTAATGAATATTGCGAGCCAGATTCTTACGTTCCTCGGTTTGTTTGGGGTTATTGCTGATCCGACAACGGAAGGCCTCTACGATAGCCAGCGTGCGCTTCATTATGAGGAACCGTGGCATGATGAAGAGAATAGCGATCAGGGCAATAATGGATAATTCTCTATCCAGATTGAAAGGATCGTGAGCGAAAATGTCGGAGATATCAAAAGCTGTCGGCCAATGGATTGTTGGAAACGTTGGCTGGGCAGTTGTTATTGTTCTATTTATATTATCTGGGATATTTAAACTGACAAAAATTGAGATTAACCCTCTTGGATGGCTCGTTGGATGGATCGGAAAGAATCTTACAAAAGATGTTCGGAAAGACGTTGCCGACCTGAAGACAGACTATAATACAAAAATCACGGATCTTAAAGATGATATTGATTCTTTTGAGCAGCGAACTAATGCGGCGATTGATGAGATGAAAAGCGGGACATCATTAAATTGTGAAGCGCTGAAGAAAAGATTAGATCAGATCGAGAAATCGAATGATCTCCAGTCCGTAAGACAAATTCGTGGGCATATTCTTAATTTCGCGAATTCTTGTATGAACGGGATTAAGCATACGCAGAAAGATTTCGATAACATCTTTGAAGAGGATAAGGAATACAAGAAGTTTGTCAAAAAACACAAGGTTGTGAATGCCCGGTACAAAGAAGACTTCGAGTTCATCGTGAAATGCTATCATAAATGCCAGGAAGAAAACAGTTTTCTGAAAGAAAGCGAAGTTAATGCCTGATGTGGATTTATGCAAATCCGAATCCTGAGGAGAAAGATGTACCGGATTGTGTGATCCGGGCAATCTGCATTGCACTGAATAAACCATGGGAAGAAGTCTTTGATGAATTGTCTGCGGTTGCGCGATATGATCATAGTATTACTTCTGATGATCACGTCTGGGGGCATTACCTGTATTTTCTTGGGTTTATTCCTTTTATTCTGCCGGAAAGTTGTCCAGAGTGCGTTAATGTTCGGGCATTTTCCAGGATCTTTTCAAAAGGAATTTATATTATTGGAACTGGTTACCACGCAGTTTCTGTGATTGATGGAAATTATTACGACACCTGGGATTCCGGGAATGTGATTCCGACCTTCTTCTGGAAAATCGCATGATATCTTGAAAAAAGGGGTATTTTTCTATGCCAAATTACTATAATCCTTATCTGCCGTCTATGCAGAACGGATATTATACACCTTATTATCCGCCTCAGACGCAGACGGTTGGTTACAATAATTTTGTGAGCGGTGCTCCGGCTGCAAATTACTGGATTTCCGTGGATGGTGAAATGGCGGCAAGAGCCTGGCAGATGCCTCCGAATCTTGCTCCGAATACAATTATTCCACTTTGGGATCTGGATGGTCAGCATGTGTATTTTAAATCTACAGACGCGTACGGACGGGTGAACCCGCTTCGAAAAGGTCGCGTGGTATTTGAGGACGAAACGCAAAGCCTTCCAACTGAGAGCCAAAGTACAGCGCCATCTGCTGTAGATCCGCGATATGCAACAAAAGAAGATTTTGACGGGCTTCGTCATGAGATTCAGGACTTATTCAGATCTCAGCAGGCGCAGATGAATCAAAATGAAAATAATAATCAGTCAAAATGGAAGAATCGCGGTGATACCAAATGAGCAACTGGCATGATCGAATTACGGGGGCTTCGAATATGGTTTCGCAAGGACCCGTTTTTCAGAACCCGATTCAGAAAGCCGCGTATATTATGCAGGCACTTACAAATCCTGCAGCATTTGTCAAAAGAGCTTTCCCGGATGTTCCGGATGGAATTGCCAATGACCCGGTTCAGGTTCGGAATTATTTGATGCAGAGTCGAGGAATCAGCGAACAGCAGATTCAGAAGATGCTGAATCAATATCCGAATCCGTATGGTTAAGCCATAACTTCTGCTGTGCCCATCAGCATTGATTGGCGCTCAGAGAGGTTATTGGTACCCTGGCGCCGCGGGACCGGTGTTTACTCCTTTCCACCGGTTCCGTTTTTTCTGTTTTCTGGAAAGAAGATATTTGCATAATAAAAGGAGGATATGTATATGGCAACTTATGACGTAGATAATTTGCATTTTCAAAAAGATGGCAACACTTATGTTCTGGATGCGTCCGGTTGCGTTACCGGAGTTACGTATGCCAACAATAAATTGACAGTAACGGACAAAAGAGGAAACTCCACCGATATCACTATTGCTGCAACGGATACAAAGAACACCGCTGGCTCAAGTGGTATGACAAATACCAAACTTTATTTGATTGGCGCTAAGACGCAAAACGCCAGCGGAGTCCAGACTTATTCATCTTCAAGTGTATATATCGATGTAGATAATTTGCTGAAAGTAAGCGGAAGAGCGGTTCTTACTCAGCATCAGGATATTTCTGGAAAAGTAGATAAAGTTTCCGGGAAGGGACTTTCTACAAATGATTTTACAAATTCGTATAAAACAAAACTGGACAACATTGTTCTTTCTCCAAGTACAGCGATTGAAATTCCGGAAGAAGAAGTAACGACGAGAGTTCAGATTACCGGAATGACAGCCGATCATGAATTGATTCGCTGGAATTTCAGTTCCAGTTCAGAAAACAATCCTCCGGTTACTCTTCAGTGGGAAACCGGAGATGGATACTTTAAGATTACGAATGTTTCTGGTGTTACAGACGAGACAATTCAACCGGTATTTGCGTTCGTTTCCAAAATTGCAGTAACTAATTCTTGATCATATAGGAGGGTATAAATATGCCGGATATTCATGCTGTAAAAGTAATAGAAGATGGTCAAGAAGTTTTGTATAACATTTCTGATGATGTGGCTAGAAATGGGCATTTTATTGGAGATGTGTATGCGAATGCTAATAATGACTATTCTGGCGGTAATAAGCTTCCTGATGAAACTCGTGTAAATGAATTGATCGCTTCTGCCATTGGCGGGATCAGTGGTCTTGATATTATTATTGTGAACGAGCTTCCTCAGGTTGGCAGCGCCAATACAATATATTTTGTTCTGACCAAACAGGGGAACACTGGTGATTACTATGATGAATACATGTACATCAACAGTACCTGGGAATTGATCGGAACAACTCAGATTGATCTTTCTAGTAAAGCCGACAAAGCAGATACCGTTCTTGATACAACGCTGAGTCGTGGACGGAAAGCAAATACGACAGTCGGTGAAGCAAGTTTTGCGTTTGGTGCAAATGTTGAAGCAAGCGGAAGCTATGCACATGCAGAAGGCGAGGGTTCAACGGCTAGCATGGGCTGGTCCCATGCCGA